TTTTGTTTTATTTTTGATTTTATTAGGTTTTACATCTATAAATTTTACTGTTTCATAATCTAGTTTTTCCTTCTTGTTTTTATTTATAGTAGAAATTTTTCCCAAAAGCTGAGGAAACTTTATTTGTTTTTTGTTAGTGCATTTTAAAGTAGCTTTTATAGTATTTAAAGAATTATAAGGTTCCATATCTATTATATCTATGTCCGATAATGTGTCTGCCGAGTAAGCGATATTTTCCATCCTTTTTATATCATCATTTGCGTTTAATATATTATTTATATAATTTTCTTGAATCATTAAAGTGTGAATATCATTTGCCATCCAGTATATATTATTTTTTTCTTCAAATTCTGTTTCCCTCGACAATAGTTTTCCTGTTGTTTCAAATATATTTTGGCTTTGAATATTTTTACTTGTGTCGCCTTTTTTAGCACCCAGTTGTAAACTATTTAATACGAAACGTATGTCGCCATTTGAAATTTCAATTAATTTTTTTACACCTGATAAACTTATTTTTATTTTTTCGGCTGTTACGACTTTATATACGAGTGCGTATATGTCATCATAAGTTGGTTTGCTAAGTTTGATATCGATAGTATAATTAAGTATAGGTTTAATAGACTGGTCGTATCTATTATCGCAAATACAGATAATTGGAATATGACTTTCTTTAATACATTCAGTTAAAGTTGAAATAAAACCGTAATCATTTCCACAATCTATATCACTAACTACTAAAATGTTATCTTGACCGTTAAATGTTTTGGACGTTTTCAATAAAGGTTTAATAATATTAGTAATAAAATCTTTGTTTCTCTCTTCATCAATAGAAAGATTAATAATATTATAGTCATATTTATTACAAATTAGTTCAACTAATAACGTTTTACCTATACCGCATAATCCAGAAACTAACGCGCATTTCGTTTTTTTATTTGTTGGTTCCCAAGTTAATAGCCATTTGATGAAAGGCTGTATAACCGATTTATTACCAATAAAATCATCTAATTTTCTGGGTCTATAAGTCTCAGTAAACATCTTTTATTATAATTGTGTTTTCTTTTTCTTCTTTTTTATAAATTCAATTCATTTTTAAATATATTTTAAAAATGAACTAAATAAAAATGGTATAGAAAGAAAGTTATAAATATAATATATACATCTCTTAATTTCTCAAAAATATGGAAACTATTCACGAATCTTGGAAACCACTTTTCGAACAATTTAATTTTAATTTAGACAGGGTGTATACTGTTTCAGATATAGTTTATCCAGATAGAAACCATATATTTCGCGTATTTGAAATGAACGTAAAAAAATGCCGAGTTGTATTATTAGGTCAAGACCCTTATCACGGACAAGGTCAAGCACACGGATTAAGTTTTTCAGTTCCAGATGGAACAGTTGTACCACCATCACTAAGAAACATTTATAAAGAATTACAAAGCGAATTTCCAGATCGCGAATATAAATTTCTCTCTGGAAACTTAGAAAAATGGTTTTATAGAGAGAATATTTTGCTATTAAATTCTTCTTTATCTGTTATAAAAGGAAAGCCCGGAAGTCATATGGAAATATGGGAAGAATTTACAGATAAAGTTATACAGTTTATAAGCGAACATAATAAAACTTGTGTATTTCTTCTTCTTGGTAACTTTGCCAAACAAAAAAAAAGTTTTATTTTGGATAAAGAGAGAATAGTTGAAGGCGTACATCCTTCGCCTATGGCGGCGACACGTGGGTTTTTCGGATCCAATGTATTTATAAAAGTTGAGAATATTTTGGGAGAAAAAATAAATTGGCAGAATTAATAATTTAAACACTTTATATAATTATATATTATACATAATGATTACTTGTAATTTAATGGGTGGTCTTGGAAACCAACTTTTTCAAATATTTGCGACAATTTCTTATGCGATCGATTCTAAACAACCATTTAAATTTTTAAACGTAGATAAACTAGGATGTGGATCTACAACAGTTAGATATACTTTTTGGAACACTTTTTTTTATAATTTGAAACCTTTTTTAATCAAAGAAATCCCTTTAAATATTGAAGTTGTCAGGGAACAAGGATTCGCGTATAATGCACTACAAACAAATAACGCAAATAATAATATTATGTTATATGGATATTTCCAAAGCTATAAATACTTTTACGACAATTATACTATGTTGATTAGGCTTATTGGTTTAGAAACCAAAAAGGACACCCTAAAAAGAAAACTTAATTTGACAAATGAGTATTTAAAGAAAACAATAAGTATGCATTTTAGAATTGGCGATTATAAAAAAATACAACACGTTCATCCTTTAACTACTTATGAGTATTATGAAAGAGCTTTAACGTATATCCAACAGCTAAATGTTATTAACAATGATAGCGATAACACAACACAATACCATATTCTGTATTTTTGTGAAGATGTAGATAATGAAGATGTTTTAAAGATAGTTAATAAGTTAATTGTAAAATTCCCTGATTATTCATTTGCTCGTGGAGATAATACATTAGCAGATTGGGAGCAAATGCTTTTAATGAGTTGTTGCCACCATAATATTATAGCAAATAGTTCATTTAGTTGGTGGGGCGCCTATTTTAATTCTAATAAAGACAAAATTGTTTGCTACCCTTCTGTATGGTTTGGCGAAATTGCTGGTAACGATGTAAAAGACTTGTGTCCTAAAAACTGGAAAAAAATCGATGTATAAATAAAAAATTTTTATAATATTCTCAATATTTTTTTAATAAATTTTTTAAATCTTCTGCCTGTCTTTGATTTGAATTAAATGCAGAATTACTATGTATTCTATGTTTTATTAAAATTTCTTTACAATTAAAAAACTTTTTAGATTGTTGTCTTAAACGTAACCATAAATCATAATCTTCAACAAAATTATCATTCCAATAACACAAACCCTTATTTATTATAGAACTTGAGTTAATAATAGGATTCACAGTCTTAAAATCGAACGCACTGATATCTCCTAAAGGTATCTGTGGAACTATACCTTCTCTCTCACCAAACCAAACACAGTTTGAACCTACAACGTCGTAATTATCTAAATGTGGCAATTGTATTTCTAACTTATTGGGATACCATATGTCGTCAACATCTAATATGGCAACATAATCGTAAGAACAGTATTTTATCATTTCATTCAGCGTATTAGCCTTGCCTTTAATAGTATAAAAATCAAAAACGCGTATTTTATTACTTAGTTGTTCGTATGCTTTTGCGGACGTGTAGACATTAGACATAGGTGAATGACCGTTTACAGCGATTAATAACTCCCATCCATCAAAAGTTTGTGTTAATACAGACATTACGGATTCATTTATAAATTCTACACCATTATAAAGAGGCATTAAAATACTTATCATATTTTTTATTGATAATAGTTATTAATAAAAAATATAGTCTTAAATAAACGTATATTGTAAATTCTAACTAAGAATTCTTTGAAACATAAACCAATTATCATATTTTGTATTATTTTCTCTAAACAAACAAAACAAGCCGGGTTCTGTCATTATGCAATCAAGAAGAATAATTTGGTCGTCTTTTACAAGATATCTATTTTTAAAATATAATTCTAATTTTGCGTCAAATGTTTCAGCCCACCAATTAATTTTTTTTTTATGTAATATAAAAAATCCGCCTGCTATAGAATTTTGATAATGTGGTATAGGTACAGCAGGCAAACCATTGTCGTTTTTATTATTTACAATTTTACTCAAATAATCCATAAAAGCATCAACATTATTTATACAAGCATAAAAAATTTTTCCTTTATCGAGCTCTAAAATTTTAGTTTTAGAAGCCCAAGTAGAGAGAAAACTTGTATTCAAATCATTTGTGCGATTCCTGAAATATCCGATATCACACCAACCGTAAAAATCTGTTTCAAAATATTTTCTCTCTATTGTTTCTTTCACAAACTGAATTTTTTCAGCCCATAACATATTAAGTTGCCAACAAGATACATTATTTAATAAAACATTTTTTTTGTGATTTTCTATCCAATAATCTTTATACTTATAGTTATAAAATTGTTCTAAAGGTTTCACGACTATCTTAATGTTTTGGTTACCATTTGTATTTATATATTGAATACTATTTTCATCAGTATAAATTATTAAATTAAACTCGTTTACAATTGAAATAAAATTATTCATCCATTCAATATAAGTATTTGAATCAAATTTTGACTTAATAATATAAAAACAACTAGAAAAAGTAATAGACATAAATTAAATAAATTCAAAAACTTTAAGTATTTTTTTTAACGGTTAATTAAACTTTCACGAATATAAAAAGCATAACGCAAAACAATTTATCGAATAAATAATATTAATTCATCCAATTACATATTGAAATGTAGTCGCATTCTAAATAATTATTTATGTTTGCGTTTTTTTGAACGTTTTGCCATTTTAAATTGCGAATTATAATATTGTCCTTATAATTTTTAACAAGATAATTAAAGTATAATTCGTATTCTGATGCGCCAGATTCATCTATAGAAATGTTACTATATTTTTTATGTTCGTTTACAGATAGAATAAAAACTTGCCAAAATGGTTTTTTATGTTTTTCTTCAACAATATTTATTATTTCAATTATATATTTTTTGTTATACAACATATGATGACAAATGCCACTATTTGGATGGACTTTTATAAAATTATCATGCAATAAATTCATATGAGTAAAATATGGTTCGTGATATTCATCACCAGTCGAAAAAATAGGCTTGTCATCTTCTATAAAATTAATAGGTTTAAGAAAAAATACATCTGCGTCTATTATTAAATAATTATCGAGTATACCATCAATGTACTTCCAAGCATGCAGTTTTATTAATTGTTGAAAATACCACCCATTTCTATTTTTTTTACCATTATGTTGTGCAAAATAGTCAGCAATAAAATTTTTATATGGAAATACATTTTCATCAATTGTAATGCAATTATTTATTTTTATATCATTATTGCAAGTAACGATATATATATTTCTATAACCGACAATATTTTTTTTTGTATATTCAATTTGTTTATCAATATTTGAGATTTCATTAGGTCCTAAAGGAATAACAATGTCAAAAACCATATATTGTATTTTTATATTTTTTAAAAAATCGCAACACGCAGCTAAAAATGTTATACGAATTGATTTAAATTTTTGGAATGAATATGAAGGTTAAATATAGGTATTTTTTTGTCCTTAATAATAATGAAAGGTTTATTCATATTGTTTATTTTTTCAAACCATATTTTATAGTTATTGTATTTTATGATACAAGTCTCATTTATGAAACCTACAGTATTTCCTTCACAGTTTCGTGGATCAACACCACCTAATAATTGACCTATTGCTGCTGCATCAAAAATATATCCAAATATGTTATAGTTATTGGATACAAAGTATATTTCTTCATTAACCGTTTCATCTGTGTAAAAAATCGGTAAATTTTGTATTAAGTTTGTTTTATTTTTTATTACACTAAAATTTTCCATATCATTTTTTGTAAAATCATAGTTATCTAAAACAATTTTAAATGTATCTGCTGAAGGTATATACATTATGCTTGCTATATTTCTTTTAAACGTATCAAATGGTATATAAACATATTTTTTGTTAAACAAATTAATAATTTCATTACAGTTGTAATAGATTAATACATCATTTTCTAAATGAATAACATCATAAACATTATATTTTTTCATAAATTCATAAATATAAAAAAACCTAAGAGATGTTAAAGTCCAAAATCCATTTCTAAAATTTTTGTCAAGATTAGTTGAACTGTAAAAATTATATGTATCATTTAAATAATCTAAATTAATTAATTTAATTTTATCAATATAGTTTTTAAAATTTTCAAACAATGATAAATTTGTAATTACATAAATATTTGTATGGCCTAATTTGATAAGTTGGTTAATATTTGTTAAAATATATTCCTGAAAATTATTAATGCACACTAAAACAACGTTCATTAAATATATTGATGTAACGATATAAATAGTAATGTTTATGTTATTTACAAATTAATATGTTAATTTATAATAAAAACAGAGGAAGATTAGGAAATTCGATTTTTAGGTTATTTTCAAATATTATATTTAGTATAGTTAATGATGTAGACGCACAAATATTTTGTGATACAACTGATATATATAGTTATATTGTGGATGATACATATTTTATAAATTTTATGAATGTAATTTTAAATGATTTAAAACCAACAAAAATAGATGCTAACGCAAAACTACTATTTGATGGTTATTATCAACACGACAGAGTTTATGTAAAATATAAAGAACAAATAATAGATTATATTAAAACACATCAGGATATTATTATAAAAACAGATAGAAATGACGCCTATAAAATAGGTAATTTATTGGATTGTAAAATAGAAAAAAAATACAGAGTAGTAATACACTTAAGATTAGAAGATTTTATTGAAATATCTCAAGCAATTAATCCTAATTCAATCAAAAATGTAATTGATAAAATTATTAATGAATTTAGGGACGAACCAATTTGTTTTGTTCTAAATAAACCTCAAACTGATTTAGAGATTAGATATATAAATTTTTTAAAAAATATATATAGTAATATTATTTTTGAGTCAAATGATGTTATAACTGATTTTATTATAATGAGACAAAGCAATATATTGGTTTGTTCTTGCTCAACGTTATCTTGGACTGCTGTTATATTATCAAAAACAATAGAAAAAGTTTATATGCCTGATTACAAAAATATAAATGGCTTTCATCAAACTTGTAAATACCCACACCCTAATACAGAATTATATAGTTGTGAAACATGTAGTCAAGAAGAATTGTGTAATATTTTATTGTAATTAAACCATACAAAAATAACAAAAGCATTCGGTTAAATCGATATTTTTATAAATATTGATACAAAAACGTACAATTAATAGTAATATACACTTTTGCACCTTTTTTCATATAAAATGGACGTTTTTAATGAGAAAAGGTGTAAATAAATATAACATAAATATAACATAAATATAACATAAATATAACATAAATATAATGATAAATTCTAATTTGATAATTACAGGAGAAAAAATACAAGAAAAGTGTGACATATATTTAGGAAACTCTTACAGCGATTTTGCTTTTAACCCTAGAATAGCAGAACAAACTAACAAACATTTTTATTTTGATAATATAAACTCAACATTTAATAACCCAAAAATAATTTATACTTATACTTTTAATATTCACATTTTAGCAAACAAAATTTTATTTTTTATAAATGATTTTATATTAATAACACATAACTGTGATGAGAATATTGTTTTTTGTGATTCTGTATTAAGTATTTTGAATAGTAATAAATTAATTAAATGGTATACACAAAATTTATGCTATAACCATGAAAAATTATTATTGTTACCAATCGGTTTAGCAAATAGCATGTGGCCACACGGGAATTTAACTATTTTTGATAATAACAGCATTATAAAAAATTTACATATAAAAACAAAAAAAATATATTTTAATTTTAACATTTTAACTAATGCAAATAAGAGACAACAATGTTATGATATTTTAAAAGATAAAATAGAATGGTTAGATAATGTAGATCCAAATGAAAACTTGTATAGACTAAAAGAATACGAATTTTGTATATGTCCTGAAGGTAATGGAGTAGATACACATAGGTTATGGGAATGTTTATATTTAAAAGTTGTTCCTATAGTTATAGATAGTGATTTTTCTAAAATATTACAAAAAAATAATTTGCCTATTATTTTTTTAAAATCTTGGGATAAATTAAAAATAGATAATCTTAATTATAAAGACTTTAACTTTGACATCATTTATAATAAATTTAATATGAATAATATTTTATAGAATAAAAATATAATAAAAACAAAATTATAGTTATTATATGATAGAACAAGAATTTATAATGCTTATAATGAATTGTAAGAAGTATTTAAAGAAGGCAAAGTTTCAAAAAATGACTTGGTTAAAACAAATACCTTCTTATCTAATTTATTTTCACGTAATTGGTGATGAAACGCTTGATACCGAATATAAATTTGATGAAGAAGCCCGTATTTTATGGGTGAGAACAGCCGATGACTATAATTCATTACCAAAAAAGGTGATTGCGGCATATAATGCTATACACAAAACATATAATTTTAAATACATATTTAAAACAGACGACGACCAAATTTTGGTGAAGCCGCCATTTTTTGATATAATTAAAAAGTTAATTATGGAGACATACCCACGTCCACACTATGGTGGTTATATAGTAGATGTAGCAAAACCATATTTATCTCAATACCATAAAATACACCCAGAACTTCCTCAACATTTGCCGATTTTACAAACGAAATATTGTAGTGGAAGATTTTATTTTCTCTCTAAAATCGCTATATCAAATTTGGTTAATAAGAGTGAACTAATTGGAAAAGAGTATTTAGAAGATTATGCGGTCGGATATTATTTAGATGCCTTTTTTAAAACGAATATTTTAAGTATAGCAACAAATAAATTTTTTACTGATATTGAACTAAGTGACTTTCCTCAACTTTTAAAAGAAAATAAAATTTAAGGTAATTACACCGCTAATAAGACCCAAAATATATTTTATATAATATTTTGTTATTATATATAATCAATGGGTAATAAACAGTCCGCACCTAGTTATAATAATCAACAAAACGACGAACAATTTGTACTGGAAGTAACAGATAAAGACATAAATGAAGCAAAGATATACTATGGAAAACCGAATGAAAGTTTAATAAAAGTAAATGATGTGTATAAGGATAAATTTAAAGAATTAAATAAACAACTGACACCGTTAATTGGTGAAGATAAACCGACAAATTTTATAGTGAAAATATATAAAAAAGTAAAAGATAAAATTAAAGACACACTTGTTTATAATAAAAACAAAGCAAGTACAGTAAGAGAAGCAAATTTTGATGTGTTAAATATTGGAATAAAAAGTGCTGCCGAAATAACAAATGAACATGTAACAATAACTTTGGGTATAATAACAACTACAACTTTAGCAATTGCTCCACCTATAGGTTTGCTAATAGCAGCATCATCTATATTGATTTTAAAAACATTACATACTATTCGTTCAAATCATGAGTTATTTGATATTATGAATGACCTTTTAAGTTTATTAACAGTTATAACTGAAGAATTTAAAATAATAGATGACAGTGATGTCCCTCATTTAGTAATATTAAAAACCCATATTGTAAAAATTTTTTCATTAATGTCAAGTATAAATGGTATTTATAATTGGCGTAAAATGGTAATTTTTCCAAATTCTGTAATAAATTCGTTTGTAAAAGAAATATCTCTAATTAATACTGCATTAATAGTTGATTTAAAAATTGACCTTACGAATTTGACAAAAAATCAAGACAAAAAAACAAATAAAAATGACGACAATATAGAAACAATATTAGCTAAAAGTATTGAACCTAGTATATACGAAATGGGTGTTGCGGATGATAAAGGAAATAAAAACGTAGAAAATGAATTACACAAAGAAGAAAGTGAACAAGTAAAAAATATATTAAGTAATGTTGTAAATAAAAATATAACTATTAATGACCCAGGATTAAATAAAAATATAACAGAATTAGTTAATACAACAAATTTAGCTGCAACAGATCAACAACTACGTAACGAATATATAACTTATTTAAAACAAGTACAAATACAAGAAGGTGGAACAAGATTAAAAAAACGTAAACATACTAGGTTAAAAAAAACAAATAAGCCAAAAAAATATAAAAATAAAACTTCTAAATGTAAAACTAAAAAACATATGTGAGTTAAGAGAAAAATATAGATTATAATTGATAGTATATAAATTATGGATTAAACAAATTTAATTTCGGTCTAGCCTGTTCTTTTAACTGTTCTTTTAATTGTTTTTGAATTTGGTTTTTAAAAAATTCTTTTTTATCTAAATCTAACATTAGTCGCCCATAGTTAGTATTTTTCTTTTCTATATCACTATAGTCTTCCCTCTGTATTACAGTTAATGGAACAATTAAATACCAATAATCTTTTTCCTGAAGTTTAAACCAATATTTATCTATAGCAAAAAACCGATGATTGTCTGGATACTTCATAAGATTTTTCATTCCTTCTCTATAATTTTGTATAAGAGTATCAAAATAATGAGCTTGAACTAAATATCCTGTAGTTGTCTGACACTTTGCGACTTTTACACACGAGTCGTCGACAGGCATATAAGGAGGCACATTATTACCAGCTATAAGAACAACATCGAACGTCTTGTGTCTAGAGAGAAAATAATTTAATTGATTAATAAATAACGAAGGGTTTGTAAATAAAATATCATCTTCGACGATTAATAAGTGAGGCCAACCATTCTGTTTTGCCAATTCTAAACATTTTAAATGACTCATGCTACAACCGAGAGCACCATTTGGTAACTTAATTGCGTTAAATCTTTCGCACTTAATACCCAGAGCATCAAATTGTTGTTCTACGTGAGCTTTTCTGTCTGGTCTAGACTCCAAATTAATATAAAGCGTGTGTTTAATATCTTGTATAGAATTCATAATAATAATTAATAAATAAAAATACTTTAAATGAATTTAAAAACAAATTTAAAAATTTCTCTCTTTAAAAAATAAATGAATATTAGCATAATAAGTTTCACAGATGAAGAAAAGAACAGTATAGCAAAACAAATAAAAAACATTTCTATAGATGAAGTGAATAAAGAAATAGATAAATTAATAGAGATAGGAAATAGTGCGAATAGTTTATCTTCGCGATCAAGAATAGGTAATAACATAGTAGATTATTTTACTTTTACTCAAAGACTAGAAACAAAAGGAAAATATAATGCGAGTTTTTTTGATTTTTTAGCTAATTTAGAAGAATTTAAAAAAAAGAAATTTATTCAGACAATGTTAAAATATTATAAAGATGTGAAAAATAAAAATGGGACTAAAAATGAGTATATCGTTTATAAAGAAGTATATAACATATGTATTAGCGCAATTAATATAATGCGTCCATTAAATTGTATGGAAATTTATACGAGATTTAAAGCAAAAAGGGTGTTAAATTTTTGCGCTGGATGGGGCGGTTCTATGGTGGCCGCTGCTGCTCTTAATTTAGAAGCTTTTTATGGGATAGACATCAATACAGAGCTGTCTCTTCCTTACGATAATATGGTATCTTATTTGAAAACAAAGTCGGCAACAAAATATGAGGTATATATTTGTGATGCTATGACCTGTGATTATAGTAAATTTGTCTACGATACAGTATTTTCATCACCGCCTTATTATTTTATAGAAAAATATGCGAATTCAGTAAAATATGAAACGAAAAAAGATATGGACGAAAAATTTTATAAGCCAATATTTAGAAAAACTTATAACGGATTAAAAAAGGGAGGGCACTATATAATAAATATTTGTAAAGAAGTATATGAGAATATACTTAAAGAATTATTTGGAGAAGCGCACGAAATATTTCCACTAAAAAAATCAAAAAGGCAAAACAATTATACGGAAATGGTTTATGTATGGGTTAAGAGTTAAGGAATTCATTAAATTTAGCAATCATATTTTTTGTTACCGTTTCTGGGTTAGAATGAAAGCTTATTTTTTTATTTTTTATATGTTCTATTTGTAGAGTTTTGGGGTTTACGCGTTTAATAGCATATTTTATGTTATCGTGATTATCGTGACTATAGTTAAATCCTTTTAACAATAAATGAATATGATTATCACGGTTATGAGTTTTGTCAAACGAAAAATAATAATCTTTTAGATAAATATCCATTTTAACATTACCACCTGTATGTTTTTTCCAATAATAAATTATTTTGTTTATAAAATTTGTTTTATTATTTATTTTTCTTTTTGTATTATTATTTTTATTTATTTTTCTTTTTGTATGTGTATTATTTTTTAAATTTTTATAATTTCTTCTTGTATTCATTATATAATTTAACTATATAATAAATTTTTGTATTTTTATTTCAATACGCACCACCTAATCCAATTCTTACACTAGCCTGAGCTCTAGGTTTTACGCCAATATAGGCGGCATATTGAGGTGAAAATTTGTGTGGTGGATTTTGTTGAATATATTTGTTACGGTTATCAATTTGCGTTTGAATATTAGCAGGTTGAATATTATTATTATTATTATTATTATTGTATAAGTCCATATTATTTTCTTTTTTCTTATCTTCTTCAATTTGTCTTATTAAATTTTCAGGTACTTGTTTACCCATAGATATTAGGTATTTTGCAACATTTTCACGTTTCTCTCTAGTAGTAGGATAATAAGGAATATTAGACCAATCAGACGTTGTTGTAACAGTTTTTTTTATTTCTTTTATTTTGTCTGGATTTAATATTTTTCTTTTGGGTTCTCTTAAATCATAACTGTAATATTCTTCTGTACCAAATGGTATAAAAGTTAAAAAAGTTGAAATATTTATAATAAATATTTTCGGATTATGTACGATAAAAATATTATCATTTGGATTTTCAGATTTTTCATCAATAATATATTTTAATTGTGTTATGGTTTTTAATCCGTCAATCCCATTATCATTTTCTCCTCTCCACGGGTCTTTTTTTGATATAATTCGAGAGATGCCATCAAATAGTTGTAGAATTTCAGGGCTTCCAATATTATAAAAAACAGATCTGTCTACTTTTAAACCTATTCTATCGCATCTTTTTTGCAAAGCATTATCTTCCATACCCCAACCCCAGAAACAAGGATACCCATTTGTCATTTCAAAATCAGCTCCTTTTATGACAACAATGCCACCTAGAGCGTATTTAAAACCATAATAGTGTTTGACAATTCCGAAAGTAGTTTCATAATCAAAAATTTTATTAAAAGGAATTGTATCAACATCATTAAAAATAAATGTAATGTTTTTATAATGTTCTGGATATTTTTCTTTAACTGCCAGAAACCCAATATTCTTTGTAGCTCCTCTATTAAAAGTTCTCGCATCACATTGGTGAGAGAAATAAATTTCATAATCATCTGAATCTTCTAAAATGAAACTCATATATTTACTAAAAAAGAACTTATGTTGAACTCTATTTCTATACGGAACTATAAAAACACGTTTGGGAACCTTTTTTTCTTCTTTTACTTCTATATTCATTTATATTTATATCTTATAAAAGTTTATATTTTTAAATTTATAACATAAATGCTATTTATTATATTTCAAATATATTTAAAGCCACTATTATATAT